TTAAAAACCGACTTTACATTCAACTACTTTTCCTACTATCTCAACATCGTCTTGTTTTAAGTCATAAATTTGTGTTTGATGTTCGGGGTTATAAGATTGAGGCATAAGCATAACAATATTTTTCTCTTGCTTAAAGCGCTTTATCGTAAAAGTGTCATGATTAATGCGAACAGCGGCAATTTCGCCGTTTTCAACTGTTGGTTGTACGCGAACAGTTACAAGACTTCCGTCGGGAATGTTTGCGGCGGTCATACTATCGCCCTTTACTTTTAAAGCAAAATATTTACCACCATGATTTAATTCTGTATAAGTATATCCCTCATAATTTTCTTCCGAAAATATCGGTAATCCTGCCGCAATATCTCCTAAGATAGGTATTCTGTGCATTACAGGATTGTATGGGACTGCTCCGTCGGGTAATGGCGGAAGTTCTTTCATTGGTACATCTTCTCCCATTAACCAAGGTATAGAAACATTTAGAATATTTGCGTAAGTATCTAATCGTTTTTGCTTAGCTACATATTTACCTGATTTGTATTGACTCATTACACTTTCAGGAGTATCTGTAAGTCTGCATAATTCAGCGGCGCTCATACCATTATATTTTAAAGCCTCTTTTAAGCGCTCGGCAAATGTAGATTTCATTTTATCTCACCTCTCTTACAAGTATTATACAATAAACTTTGCAAAAACGCAATATTTATTTTGAAAAAAATAAAAAAACTTTGCAAAACCTATTGACTTTGCAAAACCAAAGTGTTATAATGACTTTGTAAACACAAAGTGTAGGAGGTGTTAAAGTGTACAATTATAGCAAGCTTTTAGGTAGAATTAAAGAAAAAGGTTTTACTTTAGAAGCATTAGCAAAGAAAATAGGTCTTAATGTATCTACTCTAAGCAAGAAACTCAACAATAAAAGCGAATTTCATCAAGATGAAATTAAAAAAATATGTAGAGTGATTGATATAGAAATGTGTGATATAGGAACTTATTTTTTTTGCCAAGAGACTTTGGTTTTACAAAGTAACGTAGGTAATATAAGAAAGTAGGTGAGGAAATGTGGAAAGTGTGCAAAAACAGATTGCAAAATACATTGATAATAAAGGTATAACAATCATGCACATATCTCAGAAGACAGGAATAACATATGAGCTATTAAGATTATCATTAAAAGCAAATCGTAAAAAAACAAGCACACAGCAAAGACTATGTGCTTGAAGAAAAATAAATATAGAGTTTCACCGAATTTACGGAGTGCAAACTATACGTTACCGTATAGCAGGGCGATATTGTCACCTCGTTAATTGAATTATATTCAGACTTGAGTTGCTTAACGGCAGAATCAAGTACTGAATCATTGAATGGTTTAATTACATCTTGTATCTTTGAAAGTGATGGATATTGTGTTGAATCAAGTGGTTTAGACATTGTTGCTATTCCTGAAAGTCTGATTTCATCGTTTTTAATCGTAGACATCCAATTTGTTACTCCGAAAAATCGTGGTTATGTCATTTCTGCATAACTCTCATAGTCGCCTATGAGTTCAGACTGTGCCTTCAACCTGTGGGAAAGGTTGCTCCGTGTCCAGTCGTTACACCTCCCCGTAGTGGGTTTGGCTCGGCGTTGTCTATATTTATTACATTTTAGCACAATATGGTTATTTACGCAAGAACAAAAATCGACGTAGGTAATATAAGAAAGTAGGTGGGAATTATGAAAGATGAAAAAATAATTTTTGAAGTATCGGTAAGTAAAAAAGAACTATCTAAACTATTAGATCCGTTACAGACAGTTCTTTTAAATGGAATATTAGAAAAGTTGGCAAATGCTATTTCTTCTCAATAAAGGTTTTGTGATACTCATTAAGAATGTCTAAAGTAACACTTGCAGATGTTTGTTTCATAAGTAATGCAAAATTAGTATAGGGATCACATTCATCCGGAGTTTTACTATACTTCTCTAATATGATTTTAGAAAATTCTTCAAAAGACGTTGACATTATAATCACCTCCTTCCGAGATGATTATAGCACAAATGGTTAAAAAATACAATCGACGTAGGTAATATAAGAAAGTAGGTGAGAAAAATGGAAGATGAAAAAGAAAATGAATTAAAAGATGAACTAAAACTGCTGGCAATGCCATTAATCAAATTTCTAAAAGAAAATTATAATCCATATTGCAAAGTAGAAGTATCGGAAAAAGGTGTAAAAATAGTTGGAGATGTTTGCTTAATACCAATTAAATAAGGTACAAAGTAATAGGACAAAAAATGAAATACATAGATTAAAGCAGGAGGTGGAAATCATGGAGGCGGAAAAGACCAAAAAGGCAAGAAAGCCGAGAAAGCAACCTAAAGTACACGTTGAAGTGGTAGGCAGTTGGAAAGACAGACCCGCTTATGAACAGTTTCAGCATTGGAAACCTCATATAGAAAATATGTATCATATGCTTGGGTATGGTGACGTAACGGTTGAGCCGTCGCAGGAGATGATTGACGAGTACAATGCTATTCAAGCAAACAAGGAAAAAGGAGCTTAATGCTCCGAAGATAGGACAAGCTCACAGGCAGACAAGGGCTGTCCGCGTATTATCCGTAAAATAGTTAGACTTTCCCTAAGAGTTTTAATCCTTTTGCGGACAGTTCCTGTGTGCCTGTGAGGTAAGAGAAATGAGGAAAACAAATGAACACAATAGGAATTGCGCTGATTAGTTTCGGTATCGGACTAATCATAAGTTGGAAATTGGCAGAAAGGGACATAAAAAATGCTAAAAAGAAAACCAAAAACAGAGAATGAGAAAACGGAAGAATATTTCCACAGAGAAGTATTTCCGATGATTAATGCGTTCGCCAAAGAATGCAAGGGACACCCTAATCAAAATTATATAGTGAAAGGAATATTTTCAAATGAACAAATATGTAGTAATGACGGGCAGAGATGATGTTGTGGTTTTGAATGCCGATGACAACAAGTCGGTTAAGGCATACATAGCAAAAGGATACGGGATAACAAATCGTATCAAGTCAAAGCACCCGCTTGAAATGAGTGTCGCAAAGATTATAAAAGAAAATGACCGTCAGAGCGGCAACTCTATAACGGTCAAATAACAAAAGCACATAGATTATTAATCTATGTCAACATTATATCACAGAAAGGAACGAAAATCAATGATAAAGATAAATGAATTACAGCTTGAAAATGTCAAGCGAATAAAGGCGGTAAAACTTGAGCCGGCACAGAATGGTTTAACTGTTATCGGAGGTAAAAACGGACAGGGTAAAACTTCTGTCATAGACAGTATAGCGTGGGCGTTGGGCGGTGACAAATACCGTCCGTCACAACCACAGCGTGACGGCTCGGTCATTCCGCCTATTCTTCATATTGAATTGTCAAACGGTTTAATTGTAGAACGTAAAGGCAAGAACAGTGCATTGAAAGTAATAGATCCGAACGGTAACAAAGGCGGTCAACAGCTTTTAAACGAATTTATCGAACAATTTGCATTGGACTTGCCGAAATTTATGCAAGGCACATCAAAGGAAAAAGCAGAGATACTACTTCAAGTAATCGGTGTTGGAGAGCAGTTATATGAAATTGAAAACAGAGAAAAACAACTTTACAACGAACGTACCGCAATCGGCAGAATAGCAGACCAAAAGAAGAAGTTTGCGGAAGAAATAGTCGATTATCCCGAAGCACCGAAAGAACTTATTTCAATCTCGGAACTTATCCTAAAGCAACAGGAGATACTTGCAAAGAATGGTGAAAATCAACGCAAGCGCGAAAAAGCACAATCACTTTTGAAACGTTCCGAAGAATTAAAAGCACAGATTACAAATCTTCAATCACAACTTGATGTTGTACTTTCGGATCTTGAAATTGCACAAAAATCGGCACTTGATTTGCACGACGAATCAACCGAAGAACTTGAACAGAACATCAAGAACATTGAGCAGATAAACATTAAAGTTCGTGCAAATATGGATAAAGACAAAGCCGAAGAAGAAGCGAAAGAATACAAGGACAAGTATGACGAGCTTACCACAGCTATTAGTAACGTTCGTACAGAAAAGACAAATTTATTGAAGAATGCAAATCTGCCACTTGATGGATTGTCGGTTGAGGACGGCGAGCTTACATACAAAGGCTTTAAGTGGGATAACATGAGCGGTGCGGAGCAGATGAAAGTATCAACGGCTATTGTCAGAAAGCTCAATCCCGATTGTGGTTTTGTACTTCTTGACAAATTGGAGCAAATGGATACCGACACATTAAAAGAGTTCGGCGAATGGCTTGAAAAAGAGGGATTGCAGGCAATAGCCACAAGAGTAAGTACAGGTGAAGAATGCAGTATCATCATTGAGGACGGATATTCAAGCGAATCAAGCACAGCAACACCTAATGCGACAAAAACTTGGAAAGAGGGAGAATTTTAATGGATATTACAAGCGGAAAAATCGAATCGGCACAAAAAGTAATCATATACGGTCCGGAGGGAATAGGCAAATCGACGTTTGCGTCGAAGTTCCCAAGTCCTCTGTTTTCGGATACAGAGGGCAGTACAAAACATATGGACGTAAGACGTTTGCCTAAGCCTACCTCTTGGACATTGCTAAAAGAGGAAGTAGCATATGTCAAAGCAAATCCGACTGTATGCAAAACATACATTATAGATACTTTTGACTGGGCGGAAAGACTTTGTATTGCAAAGATATGCGCAGATAATAACAAAAAAAGTATTGAAGATTTCGGATATGGTTCGGGATATGTGTACGAATTAGAGGAAATAGGCAGATTTTTAAATTCACTTGATGAATTGATTGAATTGGGTATCAATGTAGTTTTGACGGCTCATGCACAGTTGCGCAAATTTGAACAGCCGGACGAAATGGGAGCATATGACCGTTGGGAGTTGAAACTCGGCAAAAAAACAAGCTCGCAGATTTCACCTATTTTGAAAGAGTGGGCGGATATGATTTTATTTGTCAATTATAAAACATTTTCTGTAGCGACTGACGACAAAGGAACAAAGCATAAGGCACAGGGCGGTACAAGAACAATGTACACCACACATCACCCTTGTTGGGACGCAAAGAACCGTCATAATCTTCCGGACGAAATGCCGTTTGAATATGAACGAATTGCACATTGTTTTAAAAATAATGCACCGACACAAGCGGTTACACCGACAGTCGCACCGCATATAGAGCCGACTGTTTCACAGGTAGTCACACCACCACAAAAAACGACAGTTGCACCGCCTGCACCGCCGATTGACAACAACGTATCAGACGAAAGAAAAGAATTTGATACACCGGCACAATCGTTTGATATGCCGAACGGAAATATACCGAAAGCATTGTCGGATTTAATGCAGATTAATAAGGTAACAGACGCAGAAATCAGACAGGCAGTTGCGTATAAGGGTTATTATCCCGAAGATACACCGATAGAAAATTACGACGCTGATTTTATCAACGGTGTATTGGTAGGAGCATGGAATCAAGTATTTGAGATTATAAAGAAAATGAGAAATGAGAATGTATTTCAAGGAGGTAACGAATAATGGCAGAAGAAAGAGAATTTGGTTGGGATGATGAAATAGAAAACGACAATGAGTTTCAAATATTGCCCGACGGTGATTATAAATTTACGGTAACAGGCTTTGAGCGTGGCAGACATCAAGGAAGTGCTAAACTTCCGCCGTGCAATAAAGCGATTATAACATTAAACGTTGCAGACGGCAAAGGTAATCAAGGTACGATTAAACACAACCTGTTTTTACATACCAAAACAGAGGGAATGCTTTGTGCATTTTTTACCGCAATAGGACAGAGAAAGCATGGCGAAAAGTGCCGTATGAATTGGAGTGCGGTTGTCGGAGCAACAGGCAGATGTAAAATCGGTATACATGAATATACAAGCACTAAGACAGGTGAAGTCTTAAAATCCAATGAAATCAAAAAATTCTATGAGCCGACAGGAACACAAGCCGAACCAACGCAATCACCTGCGTCGTCATTTACTCCGGGAAGTTTTTAAGGCGGTGTCATAAATGGAATTAAGACCATATCAAAATGAAGCTAAATCAGCCGTTTTCCGCGAGTGGGAGAACGGCTGTAATAAAACATTGCTCGTTCTTCCGACAGGGTGCGGTAAAACAATAGTTTTTGCAAAAATAACGGAAGAATGTGTGCGAAAAGGTCAGCGTGTTTTAATACTTGCACATCGTGGGGAACTGTTGGAACAAGCGTCTGACAAGATTATGAAAACAACCGGCTTAGGTTGTGCAACGGAAAAGGCAGAGGAAAGCTGTATAGGAAGTTGGTACAGAGTAGTTGTAGGTTCGGTACAAACACTAATGCGTGAAAAAAGATTAAATCAATTCAAAAGTAATTACTTTGATACCATTATAATAGACGAGGCACATCATTGCATATCCGACAGTTACAGACGTGTATTAGACCATTTTTGTGACGCAAAGGTATTAGGAGTTACGGCAACACCCGACAGAGGCGATATGAAAAATCTCGGACAGGTTTTTGAAAGCCTTGCATATGAGTATACACTTCCCAAAGCTATTAAAGAGGGATATTTAAGTCCGATAAAGGCTCTGACAATTCCGTTAAAACTTGATTTGACAGGCGTAGGTATGCAAGCGGGTGATTTTAAATCAAGTGATTTAAGTACGGCACTGGATCCGTATTTGTATCAGATAGCCGATGAAATGACAAAGCACTGCAAAAACAGAAAAACAGTTGTATTTCTGCCACTTGTAAAGACGAGTAAAAAGTTTAGAGATATTCTGAACGAAAAAGGATTTAAAGCGGCGGAAGTAAACGGCGAAAGCAAAGAAAGAGCAGAAATATTAAATGATTTTGAAAACAATAAGTATAACGTATTGTGCAATTCAATGCTTTTGACAGAGGGTTGGGATTGCCCTGATGTTGATTGCGTTGTCATATTAAGACCTACAAAAGTACGCAGTTTGTACAGTCAAATGGTAGGACGCGGAACAAGACTTGCACCGAATAAGGACCACTTACTTTTACTCGATTTTTTATGGCATACGGAACGACACGAACTGTGTCACCCCGCACATTTGATTTGCGAAAATGAAGAAGTTGCCGTAAAAATGACGGAGAATATCGAAAATGCGGGTTATCCTGTTGACATAGAAGAGGCAGAGGAAAAGGCAAGCGAAGATGTAGTTGCACAAAGAGAAGAGGCACTTGCAAATCTTCTTGCGGAAATGAAGAAACGTAAGCGTAAATTGGTTGATCCTCTGCAATTTGAAATGAGCATACAAGCCGAAGATTTATCGGGATATGTACCGACATTCGGTTGGGAAATGTCACCTCCGTCAGACAAACAAATAAAGGTACTTGAAAAATACGGAATATTCCCTGATGAAATAGATAACGCAGGTAAGGCAACCAAACTGCTTGAACGATTGGAGAAAAGACGTGTGGCAGGACTTACAACTCCAAAGCAAATACGCTTTCTTGAAAGTCGAGGTTTTCAGCACGTCGGTGTTTGGGAGTTTGAAAAAGCAAAAAATCTTATTGACAGAATTGCCGCAAACGGTTGGCGAATACCGTCGGGGATAAATCCGAGTGAATATTAAAGGAATTAAGATATGAACGATTATAATTTGACAGAAATTCTTGAATATATTGATCCGTCAACTTGCAGTTATCAAGAGTGGATAAACGTAGGTATGGCACTAAAACACGAGGGATATACGGTATCTGATTGGGATATGTGGAGTATGAAAGACGTAAACCGTTACCATAGCGGTGAATGTGCAAAGAAGTGGACGACATTTCAAGGCTCATCTGCTCCCGTTACAGCCGGAACTATCATTCAAATGGCTAAGGAAAACGGATACCATTATGAAAATGTATCAGCCGAGCTTGATTGGGACAGTGAAATAGGTTCTAAAGACGAACTTGTCATAGTGGATAAGAATTGGATTGAACGCAGTGAGATACATATTCCGGAGAAATGGAATCCGGCAGAGCAGATTATCACATACCTCGAAACACTTTTTGAGCCGGATGAAAATGTAGGTTACGTTACCAAAAGCTGGGAACATGACGGAAAATTTTTGCCGTCAAAAGGTTGCTATGACAGAACGGCAGGTCAGCTTATAAAGGAACTGTACCAATGCAAAGGTGATATAGGCAGTGTACTCGGCGATTATAACAGCGAAGTCGGGGCGTGGATAAGGTTTAACCCTCTTGACGGTAAGGGCGTAAAAAATGAAAACGTAACGGAGTTCAGATATGCACTTGTCGAATCCGATACAATGGACATTTCGGCACAAAAAGCCATTATAACAGAATTGGAATTACCTGTTGCGGCACTCGTATACAGTGGCAAAAAGAGCCTGCACGCAATAGTAAAAATTGACGCGTCAACATATGAAGAATATAAAAAACGTGTTGATTATCTGTATAACGTGTGTAATAAAAACGGATTGAAACTTGATATTCAGAATAGAAATCCGTCAAGATTATCGCGTATGCCGGGCATAATGCGTAACGGTAAAAAACAATATCTTCTTGATACCAATATAGGTAAAGAAAATTGGAATGAGTGGCGTGAATGGATTGAAAGCGTGAATGATGATTTGCCCGATCCGGAAAGTATGGCGGACGTGTGGGATAACTTGCCCTCTCTTGCACCGCCGCTTATTGACGGAGTTTTAAGACAGGGACATAAAATGCTTATAGCAGGACCGTCAAAGGCAGGTAAATCATATGCACTTATAGAATTGTGCTGTGCCATTGCAGAAGGAAAGAAATGGCTTGAATGGAACTGTACACAAGGCAGAGTGATGTATGTTAATCTTGAACTCGACAGAGCAAGTTGTCTGCACCGTTTTAAAGACGTTTATACCGCACTCGGCATAACACCAAACAACTTATCCAACATAGATATATGGAACTTAAGAGGACGCAGTGTGCCGATGGACAAGCTTGCTCCAAAGCTTATACGCAGAGCAAGTAAAAAGAATTATATAGCGATTATAATTGACCCTATATATAAGGTTATAACAGGCGACGAAAACAGTGCAGACCAAATGGCGCATTTTTGTAATCAGTTTGATAAAGTGTGTACAGAACTCGGCTGTGCGGTGATATATTGTCATCATCACAGTAAAGGTGCTCAAGGCGGTAAAAGAAGTATGGACAGAGCTTCGGGTTCGGGTGTGTTTGCACGTGATCCAGACGCACTTATCGACCTTGTAGAACTTGAATTGAACGACGATATATTAAAACAGGAAAAGAATAAGGCAATATGTAAAGTATGTGAGGGTTGGTTGTATAAATACGATAAACTGTATCATGCGTCACAAGACGATTTGTGCAGTGAAACTCAAATGCTTGCATTGTGTCGAGAATACCTTGAAAACGACGCTTACGAGTGCGTTATAGAAGATGTAGGTAAGGCAAGAAAAACGGTTGAAAGCCGGAGTGCGTGGCGTATAGAGGGTACGCTTAGAGAGTTCCCAAAGTTTGCGCCTGTAAACCTGTGGTTTAAATATCCTGTTCATAATATTGATAATATCGGTGTGCTGAAAGATATTGCGGTTGATGACGGAATGCCTACTTGGAAGAAGAATTTTGCTAAAAAGAAAACAGACGCAGAACGTAAAACCGAGCGTAAAAATTCTCTTGAAACGGCATTTGAAGCGTGCGGAATTGATGATAAAGTGACAGTAAAATCAATGGCGGAATATATGGGAGTGTCGGAAAAAACAGTCAGAAGACGACTGAAAGAACACGGCGGATTTTGGATTGATGAGGGTCAAATCGGTAAGAAATAAGAGGGACAAATAGGAAAACTGTCCTGTCCCGATTATGAGGTCAAAATCGAAAAATGTCCTTGTGTCTTTAAGGACAGACAATTCGGGACAAAATCGACTTTGACCGCAGGGACAGACAAACTATATATACTACGTATATATAAAGGTTTCCCTTTCCCTAAGGTCAGGGGGAAGTAGTTGTGCGACAGCTTACGCACAACAACTCCTTCCCCTTACTGACTGACAAAGCAAAAATTTCAGAACAGACACAAAGTAAATAAATGGAAGTGAGAAAATGAAAGTACAATTTTTTATGGCAATGATACCGCCGACAAAAACGTATCAAGAAAAAAAGGTTGCAGTCGTAAAAGGTAAGCCGGTATTTTATGAGCCACCGGAAGTTAAAGCGGTAAGAGAAAAACTTGCGGCACATCTTTCGCATTACGCACCTGAAAAGATGTTTGAAAAGCCTGTGCGTATGGTGACAAAGTGGTGCTTCCCTAAAGGCAAGCATTCGGACGGTGAGTATAAGGCAACAAAACCCGATACGGATAACTTGCAGAAAATGCTTAAAGACGTTATGACGGAAGTGGGATTTTGGAAAGATGACGCACTTGTGGCAAGTGAAATAACAGAAAAGTTTTGGGCGGAGCAGACGGGCATATTTATAAGCATTGAGGATTTGTGATATGGATATTCTTGAAGTAAAACAAAATCTTAATAAAACGGTTTATTATTCGGATTTTTATAATATCCCCGAACCGACACCGTTTATCCTTAATGCGTGTATCGCACGAAAGGATCCGAGAGGATTTTTGAAATATTCACTTGAACTGTTGGATAAAACCAAACACGCAGTAATTATTGTGCCGATTGAAAAAGTAAGGCTGAAAAATGAAGAAATGGAGGAGTAAGTAGATGAAATATATTAAGCAGATTATATCAATGTTGGTTGCAATGACATTGATATTTATATTGACAAGCTGTGCAAAGTGTATTAGCACCGAAACTTCAACAGTAGAAGTCAAAGTCATAGATAAATATTACAGAAGTGCATATGTAACACCTGTAAATTGTGGTAAGAGTATAACCATGATTACTCACCCTGCGGTATATAAAATTATGGTTGAGTATGAGGGTAATGAATATGCCTTTTATGGCATTGATACATATACAAAATATGTGGAGAAGGTTGGTGAGAACGCCAATGCAATACTTGAAACAAAAAAATATGATGATGGTACGGTGAAATGCAATATAACAAATCTTGAATAGGAGGAATAAAAAAATGACAAACGATTATAAAAGACTTGCCGGACAACTGGCGATGGGTATGAATTTTGATGAAAATGCCGTGATAATGGCTACGGGAATTAATCACGGTGAGAAAATACCGTTTGAAGTTTCAATATACGTCAACGGACACAAAAACGAAGTGAGAATTTCACTTATAGAACTAATCAAACATTATTTGGGATTGTTTGATGATGAAACGTCACGTTGTGAACAAAGAATATTGTTTAAAGTGATTGCACAAGACAGAAAAAGAAGGAAGTGTGAAAATAATGGGACTGATAAAGAAGATTAAAGAAAAGAAACGCGAAAGCCAAATAAAGAGGTTTTATAACTATATAGACAATGCAAAGTACGATTTAAAAAGAGCAATAAACATCGAAGAGGCGGAATTTCGCTATGTAAAAATGCTCGGTGCCTTGGATTTAGCCAGAGGTATAGATTTAATTGATACATGCAAACAATTTGAGATAGGAAATGAGATTGAGGATATTATGAAAAGAGTTCGGAATATTATCCGATACGAGCAAAGCCCTGTGAATAATACGGAGGAATAACAATGCAGGTAACAATTAATGCAAATGGAAAGAGTATTAAAGCCGAAATATCAGAAGAACAGGCTAAAATATTAGGTTTGGTTACGGACAAGCCTAAGACTGGATATGAGAGGACTAAAATAGGTGAAACGTATTATGTAATTAATACAGAAGACGATAGTATGATAAAAATTACAGAGTTTAATGACCAAGAGGATGAGCAATGTTATGATAAGGGTAACTATTACAGTAACAAGATGATTGCCGAGAACAACGCTCGTGCAGACAGATTGCTTCGTCGCTTGCGTCAATGGCAGGCGCAAAACGACAGAGCCGTGACTAAAAAAGATTGGGGAAATAGCCTTGCCAGAAAATTTAGAATTAAGTACAATCATTTTGACGATAAATTGATGATGGTAGGCGAGGAATACTTCCAAGACGTTAACGTGATATATTTTTCGTCTATGGAAAAAGCAGATGAAGCTATTGAGCAATTCAAAGATGAACTGCTATGGTATTTTACCGAGTATGTTCAGCGATTAGATGAGGCGCAAAATGGTTAAAGAACAATTATGTTGGACGTGTCAGAACGCTTGCGGTGATTGTTCGTGGAGCAGTTGCTTTCAACCTGTGGAGGGTTGGACAGCTGAAAATGTACACCGCAAGACGTATGATTCGTATAGAATAACAAAGTGTCCGGAATATGTACCGGATAAGAAAGCATAGGGGGAATTGATTTGACAAAGGAAGTGCTAAAACAGTATCGCAGTATTGTTGCAGAATTGAACGAGGTAAACGACAGGATAAACAGTAATACAGTACATGGTACTGTTACAGGCTCTGACAGCGAGTTCCCGTATGTCAAGCACTGTATTTCTGTGTCGGGTGTTGAGCCAACACATATATCTGATATTGTACTACGTCAACGATTGGAGCGGCAAAAAAACAAGATTGAATTGTTTGTTGCCGGTATATTAGACAGTGAAACACGTCGCATATTCCGATACAGGTACATAGACGGCACCGTAATGCCGTCATGGCAGTGGATTGCATTTAAGATAGGGCATTACGATGAGAGTTATCCACGAAGAAAACATAATAAATTTTTAAAAATGCCGAATTTGCCGAAAAAAGTGTGATACAATTTATAATGCGAAAAGAATGGGCAGACAAAAATAATGCAAAACCTATATACGGTGCAATATTTTGTGTTCTATATCTTACCGCTCGTTGTTTTCGCAAAAAAAGGTAAGTGTATCATCGTGAGATGATGGGTGAATATCTCGTGTGATTGGTGGGAATTGAGATATTAGATTAAACAGATTGTATGTGTTAATCATATGCAGTCTGTTTTTATTTTTGGATAAAGAAAGGGACATAATTATGGAGCTATTGCAATTAGTTGAAAAATTCAAGAACGTTTTCAGCATAGAAAAAATTGAAGATGTTGTTGATGAATTAAAATCAACATTGTTAAATGCCGAAAATTGTCGAAAGCTATGTGAAGATTGGATTTTAATATGTCCTGATTTAACAATAGATTATATGCAAATGATATTTCAATATTATTTTGCCGACCGCAAAGAAAAAATGCAGGACTACACACCGAAAAGCCTTGCGGTAGCGGTTGCAGAGTTATCAAAAACCGAAAATGAAAAGATTTGTTTGGATTTGTGTGCGGGTAGCGGAGCATTGACAATCCAAAAATGGAACGAAAATAACGATTTAAAATTCATATGCAAAGAATATGACAATCGTGTTATTCCGTTTTTGTTGTTTAATTTGGCAATTAGAAATATTGACGCCGAAGTTATTCATTGTGATGTATTGTCAGATGAAAATTTCAAAACATACAGGACGCAAAAGGGTGATAGATTTGCAACTGTTAAAGAGATAACTAAGAGCGAATTTAAAGCTGATTGTTGTATATCGAATCCGCCGTACAATATGAAATGGGAACAACCTGTATTTGCACAATTACAGAATAGATTTTCACAGTGCGAAGTACCGCCGGAAAGTAATGCGAATTATGCGTTTGTATTGACTGCGTTAGATGAGATTACGGGCAAAGCAAGTTTTATATTGCCGAATGGTGTTTTAAGTACAGACAACCAAAAGGAAAAGCAAATAAGACAGTATTTAGTTGAAATGAATTTCATAGAAAGTATAATTGTATGTCCTGATAAAATGTTTGAAGTTACGTCAATACCAACGTGTATTATAACATTTAACAAAAATAAAAAACATTCAACGATAGAAATGATTGACCTGCGACAGAGGTATGAAACGGAACAACGAATGCAAAACGGACAGTTTGGCGGCAAAAGTCACACTAACAGGACATACGCAAAAGAGGTCAAGATTATATCCGAAAGTCAGATACAAGATGTATTAATACAAATTGAACAGTACGGAAATATAGCGGGTTACTGCAAGGCAGTAAGCATTGAAGAAATAAAAAACAATAATTATGTATTGGTGCCAAGCCGATACATAGAGTTTGAGAATATAGAAAATGCACATAGACCGTACAACGAAATAGTTGCGGATATTAACAGAATTATAACTGAAAAAAATACTTGTAAACTAACAATAAACGAAACAATCGCCAAGTCTTTAGGATTTGACATTGAACTGTTCAAGCAGGACAACGGTACAAATAATGATTTCTCAAAATTGACAGAAAAAATATGCGGTGAAAAGATTGTAAAAAATGATTATTTCAAAACAACCAAAAATAAAAATGAAATAACATTTTCAAACAACAGCAAAGAAAATATATCAAGTATTCTTATGATGATATTTAACACGTGGAAACAACACATATATTATCTAAATCTTGAAGAAAACAGATATTTAGCGGAACTTCGGGACGCACTGTTGCCGGAACTGATGAGTGGAAAAATAGATATAAGTGATATATAAGCGGTGGAAAGGATAAAACAATGTTTGAAAGAATAAAAGCATATTTACGCAATAGAAGATATGAACGAGAACGTAAGAAGTTCATACGCAAATGGAACGAGGATAATAAAAATTGGTGCGAGTGTCGACATAAACGCAAAGCGTTTAAACGTGCAATGATAAAAAACGGTTATACGATGTAATCAAACAGAAAATGTGAAAGTGAGGTGATAAGAGTGACTGAAAAGCAAAAGTTGTTTTGTGAGGAATATTTGATTGATTTGAACGCGACACAAGCGGCATTAAGAGCGGGATATTCGGAAAAGACGGCGTATTCGATTGGGAATGAGAACTTGAAGAAACCTGAAATTCAAGAATACATACAAAAGCGGCTGAAAGAGAAAGAGGACGCTCTTATTGCCAAACAAGATGAGGTGTTAAAGACGTTAACCGCCGTTATGCGACGTGAGAAGTTAGAAACTGTTGTAGTGACGTGCAAAGCACGTAAATCACACTATGACGACAAGGGCAAGAAAGTCACTGACGAGGCGGAGCTACCGATATGTGTTGAAATACCGACAAAGGTGTCTGACGTAAACAAAGCGGCGGAAATGCTGGGTAAATATTATGCGTTATTCACCGAAAAATTAAACGTTGACGGTGATATGGACTACAGCATTAAAATTGATTACGGTGGTGAGGACGAATGAACAAAATAACAGTACCGTTCAATCCGATATTCAAGCCTGTACATCAATGTAAAAAGCGTTATGTTGTAATGAAAGGCAGTGCCGGAAGCGGTAAGAGTGTTGATACTGCACAACTGTACATATTGCGTTTAATGCGTGACAAGGGACGTAATCTTGTATGTGTGCGAAAGTCTGATATAACAAACCGTGACAGTACGTTTGCGGAGCTTGAAAGTGCCATAAACCGTATGGGCGTTGGCAGAGCGTGGAGAGTTACGCAAAGTCCGTTGTCGTTCACCTGTATAAACGGCAACAAGATTATATTTCGTGGTGTAAACGACAACAAGCAACGTGAAAAGTTGAAATCAATCACATTTGCGAACGGAAAATTAACGGACGTATGGATTGAAGAGGCTACGGAGCTTGTGCAACAGGATTTTGAAATTATAGATGACCGTTTGAGAGGTGAACTTCCCGACGGCCTTTTTTATCAGATAAAGCTGACATTCAATCCCGTGTCATCAAGTCACTGGATAAAGAAAGTGTTTTTCGATATACAGGACGATAACGTCTTAACGCATCAAAGCACATATTTAACAAACCGATTTTGTGACGAGGCATACAGACAACGTATGCTACGTCGTAAAGAAGTTGACCCTGAGGGCTACAGAATTTACGGACTGGGTGAATGGGGCGAAACAGGCGGATTGATATTCTCGAACTATCGCATTGAGGAATTTGAAACAGATATGAGCCGTTTTGACGCTATGGCGATAGGACAGGACTTCGGATTTAATCACGCAAATGCTATATTGACGTTAGGTTATAAGGACGGCGATATTTACGTTTGTAATGAACTGTATGTACACGAAATGGACACAACAGAGATTATTCAAAAAGCTGACGGGAAGTTCAGCAAAAGTCTTGCAATGTGGTGCGACAGTGCAGAGCCGGACCGTATAAAAATGTGGCGAAAGGCAGGCTATCGAGCAAGGGCAGTTGTTAAAAATCCGAACAGCATACAATCGCAGATTGACTGGTTAAAAGGCAGAAAGATACATATTCATCCGTCTTGCGTGAATGTAATCAAAGAGATACAG